TCAGTCGCGCCTCAGTGGAACGACATTATTTCGATCTCCTGCCACCTCACTTTTAGCCCTAAGTGATGGAAACGGCAAAATTTCAGCCTTCGAGGCTGACAGGGAGCCTGGAGGCAGCCCACAAAGTGATTCGACATCGGATTCCGATAGTCGGAAATCGGCGATTAGGTCTGCCCTCGTTCTGACTCCCTCATCCAGCAGAAGCTTGATGGAACGCGAGAGCAGACGCGGATCTTCTGGGATCAGCGTATCGTCAAGGGGTTCACTCTTCCGCCAGCCCCGCGCGCTGTAATGCTTCCAAAGCCGGCGCTCATACTCGCCTTCTACAATCCCGAGGTTCACGCACCGCATGATCATCGCGCCGACCGACACCTTCCACCGCTCCTTGAGGGCGAGAAAAGTGTTCAGTGAGGGCGACCATATTTCGGACGAGAAGGTTTCAGCGGGCATCAGGAACGCGCCCGCGAAATAGAAGGCTTGCCGTTCGATCTCCTTGAAGTCAGCGGATCCGTTCAGGCTTTTCGAGGGGATGAAACGATGAAGCACGAGGTGGGCAAGCTCATGCGCCGCGTCCATGCGGGATCGAACCGCCGTCGCCTTGTCGCTTGCGATCAGCATGTATGGCCGATTGTCGAGGTCCGACCAGTTCGAGACGCCGTCCATTTTCGATGTGCCGACTTCCTCGCGAACGACCACGACGCCAGCATTTTCGATCGCGAGCAGCAGGTCGTTGATAGGGCCAAGGCCCAAGCCCCAGCGAGCACGACACTCAAGCGCGGCGGCCTCGATGTCCTCGTCGCGAATGTCCCGGTGATCTTTCGCCTCGATTGATGGAACGTCCACCTCCGGCAGATCGACCCAGTCCTGCAGCACCGCAGAAATATCCTGCGCCCAGCGCAGCCGAACCCTCGCGCGCTTCCGTTCCCCTTGAGTAGTGCTCGACAGAAGGGATCGGAAGAACATTGGGCGGCTGCCATGTTCTAGATCCGAACGCAGGAAATAGGACACCGGCAAGCGTAGCGCCGTGGCAAGGGCATCCAACGCATCCGGCTCCGGCGAATGGTCCCCGGACTCCCATCTAGAAATCGCGGAGCTTTTCCGGCCAACCATTTCGGCAAGGGCGATCTGAGTCAGCCCCCTCGAATCCCTTGCTTCCACCAATCGCTTCGCTTGGAAGCCCGGCGTTCCAGTTTTCATATTGTGTCCTCCGGTGTGCCGAGCATGGCTCAGCCCTGCTCCGAAGGCCCCTTGCGCTTGAGTTTCGGAACCGCCCGATCCGCGATATCGACCGGAACATCCTTCTGCTCGGCGGGGGCGTTGTAGAGCGCGATGATGTCCTCGATCGAGGACAGCTTAATCCAAGATGACAGATCGTGGGAGGGGATGCCGACACCCGCGAAGGCCGGCAGCATCGGATCGCCATTCTTGGAGGCGGTAACCACCAGCATCGCGCACATATTGTCTGGGGACGGTTGTGGCCGGTTCCTGTCGAACAGGTCAATCTGCCACGGGCTAAGCCATTCGTTCAACGCGCTCCACCGCTGCCGGAACTTCGTGGGGCGCGGTTGACCGCAATGCGAAAGAACATTGGCGCGGATCATGAAATTTCCGTCGCGCTCAACCACGGAGTAGCAGGCTCCCTTTGGAGACGTGTCGGGGACGTGAACATTGAGGCCGGCTGCTCTCCCGGCGCTGCGGAAGCCGTCCTCCGCCAAGAAATGCCGCAACTGACCCAAGGCACCACGGCGCTCCGGGGGAGCAATTTTCTCAGCTGTCAGCCTGTGGGCTTGAGCGAACGCTGCGTCAATTTCCTCGCCCAACGAGCGGAAGAACGTCTCGGGCCATGCCTGAACAAGGCGGGCAATAGGATCGTGGGTCAAGGCGACACCCTGCTTGCTGTTTTCTGGATATTGCCTCACATTTTTTGCGTTATCAAGCGGGAATCCGTAAAATATGTGGTTTTGACAAGCTTGGATGTAGCAAAGCCGTGCTGCGCAGCTTGCTCGCGCGGTAATGGTCGTCGGATTCCGCATCGACACTGCAAGACAGTACCAAGCCATGTCGTTACCTTCATTTTGCCTCTCGTGCATTGAGGGTGACCTAGAAAATGACATGCTCCGGGGATGTCGGCTTCCTTAACCCTGCTGCGGTCGCAATGCTGCACTGCCGTCAGGCGGCTTCCCGCCCCTTTGCGAGGGCAGCGGACTGATCGCCGTTTCGGGTCAGATGATGAGGTCCAGAGGAAGGTCCGCGATATCTCGGAGACGCTGGCCATCGATCATGGTTTCGACCAGTTCCAGGGTTTCCCGGTCTTGTTCGCGCAGAGTCTCCACCAATTCGGGGAGCGCAAAGTGATAGACGCAGTCCATGTCGCCCGTTCCCAACGCGATGGCCGCGATACGTGAAGGAGTTGGCTCGGCGGTGACGGCGACGATATGGGGCAACCGGCCCTTTCGGTTCCTGACAAGGTTCAACGCTTCTGAACGCGTGTTCTGCACGCGGTCGGAACGGATTGTCAGCTTGCAGCTGATCGACGCGTGCAGGCTCGCCTGCACGCCATTGGCCTCGCGCAGCGCAGTGTGTCTTGCGACCGTGTCATCCACTAGGAGCTGCTGCCTGTTGATGTTGGCGTCGGGTTCAGGTCGGCGCAAGACGACGACGTCGGGCTTGATGAGGTAGTCCGTCCCGAGAAGGGTCCGCAGTTCCTTGTTCTCGATCGCAAGGGAGCGAAGGGCGTCGAGATGGCTGTACTGGTCGAACTGCGAGATTGCCTGCCCCCTCTCGACCGCAAAGGAGCCGGGGCGCAGATGCAGCAGTTGCGCGAAACAGGACGCGACGAAGTTCTGCGTAGCGGTTTCGAACATCGCCCCCGCCGTCTGCCCCGCGGGTTTCGCGGCATGGCTCTTGCTCGCGCCGATCTTCGCCACCAATGCTGTCGCTATATCCCGACTTGGGCGATTGGACACGTCGGCAATCGACGGAACCCCCTTCGTTTCAGTGATCGGGCCAGCCAGACATTCGGCATGGAACTTGCGACGGGCTTCAAGCAACCAAGGCCGCATCAGGCCACCGCATGGAAGCGACGCGCCGTGATCGCTTTGCGCAAGTTCTGCGCGACGGCACGGGCCACCGGGGGCGGGAAGGCATTTCCGACCTGGCGATATGCCGCCGTCTTGCGGCCGACAAATTGCCAGTCATCGGGGAAGCCCTGCAGCCGCGCAACCATGCGGACAGTCAGGCGGGGGACGCCCGCAAAGCCCGGCTCGGGGGCGTCTTCGGCAATGGTATGGCCGTTCACCCCAAGGGTCGCCCAGGCGCGTTTGGCGCGGGTCGGCCCGAGATCCGGCCCGCCGTGTTTCTTGGAACCGCCAACGATCGTGGGGGCGATTTCGTCAGCCTGTGCAGCCCAGGCATCGGCGCCCTCCCAGCCATTCGCGCCCATGAGGTCACGCAGGCGTTCTCCGACGGTTGGGGGGCGCATGTCGCTCCCCTTGGGCCATTCGAACTTGTCGGCGTATCGATCATGGACCGCGACGATCACGACACGCGGCCGCAATTGGGAGACGCCGAAGTCCGATGCATTGAAGAGGTGCCATTCGGCGAAAGTGTAGCCCAGGGCTCGCAACTGGGCCTTCAGTTCCTGCCGGTAGTCATGGAAGACGGCATCCAGAAATCCGCGGACGTTTTCGAGCATCACGGCTTTCGGGCGCACCTCATCCACCACACGGATGGCAGACGGGAAGAGGTCGCGTTCGTCGGCGGCCCCGAGTTGCTTGCCTGCCTTCGAAAACGGTGGGCAGGGGACGCCCCCCGCTACCAGATCAACCCCCGCATAAGGACGCGCATCGAACTGGGTCAGGTCGGACTGAGGGCCTTCGAGGACGTTCCAGCATTTCCGGTTCAGGTTCAGTGTCTTCCGACACCAGTCATCCACTTCGACACAGGCCTGATGGGCGAAACCCGCCTGCTCGATGCCAAGCGCTTGCCCACCTGCGCCCGCGCAAAGTTCCACAGATGTAAGTTCACCCAACGCAGTCCGCCTTCCCTAAAGCTTGGTGCTTCATACAGAGCGGGTCAGCGGGCAAAATGTCAATTCCCTCCCCCTTGTCGCGCGTCTTGCGTTGACCTGCAAAATCGATCCGGGGACGTGTGAGGCAGGGATTCGAGGCGCGCCCCGGGCTGCGCGGCCTCGCGGGTCTCACACCGTCAGGCGACAAGCAACAGCACCGCTTGTCGGATCGCGCGCGGCGCACCGATGAAGCTTGCGACATAGGCGACAGGCGTAGGCCCTCGCGTTCGAGGGCCCACGCCTTTCCCTTCCCCCGCTACCGCACTTTCCCGCGGATCAGCAGCTCAGCGGCGGGGATGCTTTGGCCTTTTCCGGCGATCGAATAGGTGGTGCGGACCGGCTCGATCTCAGCCCAGGAGAAGATCTCGCGGATCTCGGGCACGTCGTTGATCGAGAGCAGGAACCGCCCCTTGAGGCCGCGCAGCCCATCGGCGAGGCGCTGGAAGTCGTCGCGGCTGAACAGATCCTTGCCGTAATCGCCCTCGCAGCCCCAATAGGGCGGGTCGAGGTAAAACAGCGTCTCGGGCGCGTCATAGCGCTGGATGAAGGCGCCGAAATCCAGGCATTCGATCACCACGCCCGAGAGGCGCGCGTGCAGATCCTCCAGCATCGGTTCCAGCGTCAGCAGGTTGAAGCGGCCGGGGCGATCGCGGCTGACGCCGAAGTTGCGGCCGCTGATCTTGCCGCCGAAGGCGGTGCGCTGGAGATAGAGGAACCGCGCCGCGCGTTCGAGATCGGTGAGCGTGTCCGGCCGGGTCGCCAGCAGACGCTCGAACTCGCTGCGGACCGTCAGCTGGAAGCGCAGGATTTCGAGGAACTGCGGATAATGCCGCTGCAGGATCCGGAACAGGTTCGCGATGTCGCGGCCCGCATCATTGATCACCTCGGCCCGCGGGCGGGCGCGGCGGCGCAGGAAGATCCCGCCCATGCCCACGAAGGGCTCGCAATAGGTCCGGCAGGGGGTCTCGTCGAGGATCGTGCAGATCCGTTTCGCCAGGTTGCGTTTGCCGCCGAGCCAGGGTGCCGCGGGGGCCACCGGCGCGACGGGAATCATCGACTCCGTCATCTGAATATGTTCCAAGGGCCCTCCCTCGCGAGGGGGGAGCGGCCATGAGCTTGTGCTGGTCGACGGGGGTTCTTAGCGGTTCTCCCCGTGTCGGAGGGGGTTGGCGCCCCCTCTGGCCTCCCAAGAGGCCAAAACGTCATTCTTTACAGAACCTTCCCGGCGGGCGGTCTCACCGGCTGAGGGTTGCGATCTTGGCCACGGCGAGGCTTCGCAGCACGCCGTCGCGCGGCGCGAGGGCGCGGATGGCGTCGGGGACCGAGGCCTGGGCATGAGCGACGGCGTCGCGGGCGAGGAGGTCGAGATCGCGGCCGTCGTCGCGGCGCCCACGGCGGGTCAGGGCGAGCTGCGCGCCGGTCATCAGCGCCTGATGCAAGGCCTCGCGCTGCGCGGCCTCGATCTCGATGCCCCAGCGCGCGCGCAGTTTTGCCGCCGCCCAGCCGATCAGCGCGGTGGTGATCGTGGCGAGGATCGGCAGCACGATCTGCGCGAGGATCGTGGCGAGGAGGGTGTCGGTCATCGGGGTCTCCGTGGGGGCTCAGGCTTCGTTGCTGGAGAGGGCGAGGCCTTTGGTGGTGCGGCGGACCGGCCGCCCGGTGACGGGCACGCCCGCGGGCCAGCGCGCCGCGAGGAGGCGGGTCTTGGCGATCCGGGTGACGGTGACGGCATCGGATTGATTGCCGCCGAGGACGTGATAGGCGCTCGCATCCTCGCCGCGGTAAAAGCCGACATGGCCCTGCCAGCCGGAGGGGGCGCCGCGCCAGAAGACCAGCACCGCGCCGAAGACCGGCGCGACGGGATCGCCAAAGCGGCTCCAGGCGCGGGCGGCAAGCGGGGTGTCGGGCAGGATCACCCCGGGCAGGGCCGCGCGCAGGCAGCTTGCCACGAAGGCGCCGCACCAGGGCACGGCGCGCGGGTCGATCGCCCCGGCCGCCGGATCGAGCCAGGCGCGCAGCCGCGCTGTGTCGCGCCGCTCGTGCAGGCCTTGCAGGCGCAGCGCCTCGGTCATCCAGGGAAGGTCGGGGCAGGGAAGGTCGGGGCAGGGCGCATCTGCGCGCATCAGCGCCGCGATCACCGGCCCGAAACCGGGCTCGGCCGACAGCCCGCGGCTGCGCCCGAAGGCCGTGATCGCGGCTTTCGTCTTCGGCCCGCAAAGCCCGTCGATCGGCCCCGGGTCAAAGCCGAGCGCGCGGAGCCGCAGCTGCGCGGCCCGCCAGTCTGTCGTCATCTCACGACTCCTTGTTGTGAAAGAAGACCCGGGTCAGCGCCACCTGGGCGCCGCGCGGGCCGAGATAGGCGAGCGAGGCGACGACGCCGGTGGTCACGGTCCGGCCGAGCTCGAAATAAGCCGCCACCGCCTCGCCGATGATCGCCATGCCGACCGCGACGGGCAGCTCCCAGAGCAGTTCGCGGCTCAGGAACCGGCGCTTGCGCGCCCGCACCTCGGTCGAATGCCACATCAGCCGCCCGGCGAGCGCCGCCGCCATCGTAGTGACGGCCCCGCCCCAGATGGCATCGACAAGTTCGACGAGGCCCCTTGCATCGCTCATGATCCTGCCCTTTCGCGGCTTGCCGCCCGGCGGGCGGTGACGGTGACGGCGCCCGAGGGCATCAGAAGGTGAGGGCGACCGCGGCCGGGTCGGCGGCGGCGCGGATCTGCGCGGCCAGATCGGCTTCGCGGTCGAAACAGGCCTGCACATGGGCACGCACGGCCAGCGCGAGGGCGATGATCTGCGGCGCGCTCAGCGCGACGAACTCCCCGGTCGCAAGCTTCCAGCGCAGGGTCAGGGCCGGATCGAGCTGGGCGGCAAGGGCGGCGGCGGTGAGGCGGCTCTGGCTCAGATCGTCGGTCTGCAGGCGCAGCCCGTCGTGCTCGATGCCGCGGGCGATGGCGGCGTCGCGCGCGGCCTTGAGATTGGCGAGCGCCTGATCGACCGAGAGCCGCGCCGGGGCCGGTTCCCAGCCCTCGCCGGTCCAGAGATGATCGGCCCCGGGGCGCAGCGGCACCTCGGCCGTGCCCTCGGGATAGGCGGTGCGAAGCGCCGCCTCGGGGGTCCCGATGGTCTGCCAGTAGCCGTGGGCGGGGTGGAAAAAGCCGTGTTCCATCAGCGCAGCTCCGCCCAGGTTGCGGGCGCGGCGCCCTCGAACCGGTAATAATGCCCCGCGGGGACGACGGCCTGATGCGACATGATCCGCAGGGTCGAGCCGGTCCCGGTCGCGGCGATCAGGATGTTGGCGGGGGCCGCGACGCCCAGATAAAGCGCGGTGTTCGCCGTCGTGCCGCTTGTGGTGATGCTGACCGCGATCGGGCGCCCGGTGGTGTTCTGGTAATTGGTTCCGGCGAGGCGGGCGGCGGTGACATCCTGCCAGGACTGCGCGACCCCCAGCGCCAGCGCCCCGATCAGCCCGTTGATCTCGCTTTGCGAGCCATGCAGCCGCACCCAGGCCCGCCAGGTGCTGGCGGCGCGCCAGCGGATCCACTGCCCGGTGTCGCTCTCGCCCTTGTTGTGGCCCCAGACCAGCTGGACCGCGGCCGAGCCGTCGTAAAAGATCGTCAGCACCATCCCCGCGCCGGTTGCAAAGGGGGTGTTGTCGGTCAGGGAAGCGGTGAAGCGGTTCCAGCCCGAGCGGGTGATCGCGTTCAGATCCGTCACCGCCTCGGCCAGGGGGGTGACCGTGCCAAGGCCGAGCGTGGCGCGTTGCGCGGCCGCATCCGCGTCGCTCGCCAGCGCCAGACCGGCGGCGCTGGCATTGGCGAGGATCGCCTTTCCGGCGCCGGAGGCGGTCAGGAATTCCAGCGCGGTTGCCCCGGCATTGACGGCCATCAGCTTGCCGCCATTGCCCCTCAGCGCAAGTCCGGTCCCGGCGCCCGCCGCAAGCGCCGCGGCCAGCGCCGCATCGGCCTGGGTCTCGGCATGATCTCCGAGCGCGTCGAGATACTCGGCGAAGGTCTTCCAGAACAGGAGCGAGGCTTCCATGCGCGCGCTGAAGGTCTCCGGGTTGGAGCGCAGCGGCGGCGGCGGGACGGTCGGTTTGGCGGGTTTTGCCATCAGACGATTCCTTGTACTTCGATGGAGATCAGCGACCAGGCGTCGGTCTGATAGGCCGCGCGGTAGCTGCGATAGAATCCGTAGTTGATCGCCGCCTTGCGGGGATCGTCCGAGCCGATCCAGACCGCGGCGGTGCCGCCGCGCAGGCTGCGCATGCGGGTGTCGAAGCCGAGCAGCCGGGCGTTCGGCAGGCAGGTCTCGAAGGTGCTGAGCCGGGTTGCGGCGCGGCGCACGGTGGTCAGATCGCCGTAATCGTCCTGTTTGACATAGGAGAAATCGACGCCCTGAAACCCGGTGCCGCCGATCACCGGGCGCCCGAGCGCCCAGACCGGGCCGAGGACGATCTGCCCGACGCTGACCTGCCCGCCGCGGCGGATGGCCTCGATGGTGATCTGCGCGGCGGCATAGGGCGGCAGATCGGTGAGGACGAATTCGGAGAGCTCGGTGATCGGCTCGACATAATAGCCCAGCCCGTCGCTGACGACGGTTTCGTCCTGCATGGCGATCGCGCGGCGGTAGACCACGGCCCCGGCATCGGTCATCGTCACGCGGATCTCGGCGGCGCTGATGCCAAAGCCCGCGACGCCGCCCACGGCCACGCCGGGGGCGAGGGTGACGCGGATGATCTCGGCGGCGCGGGCCAGAACCGAGGGCTTGCCGTCGAAAAGCCGCCAGCGGTTGGTGGCGCCGATCACCTGCCAGAAGACCGGATCGGGGTCGTCGATCAGCGGATCGGCCAGCGCTGCCTGTTCGAGATCGGGATCATGGCCGGTGTTGTCGCCCTGGAGCGCGCGATAGACGGTATGGGTGGCGGGGCTGATCACGAAGGCGCCGCGGGGATAGGTGGTCTGCGCGTTCCAGCGCGGAAAATCCGTCTCGGGGATAGAGCAGGAGATCAGCGTCGCATCGGTGACGGCAATCGGGGTCAGGATCTTCATCGCGCGGGGTCCAGGCTCATGCGCTCCTGCACGGCCAGCAGCCGGGCGGTGAGGCGGGCATTGTTGATGTCGCCTTCGCGGATCGCGCGCACCACCTCGGCCAGCAGGCCCTGCACGGTGGCATCGGTGCCGGTCAGGCGGCGGCGATGGCCTTCCGAGGTCGCGGCATAAAGCGCCTCGGCGCCGCTGCGATAAAGCGACTGGGTGTCGAGATCCTTCAGCGCCGCGGTCAGCGCCTGGGCCTGATCGGTGATCTCGGCCATGGCCGGGGCCAGCTGGATCAGCTTTGCGGCCAGATCGCTGTCGCCGCTCGCAAAGGCGGCGTCGATCAGCTGCCGGAAGGCCTGGCGCGAGCCGGGCAGGGCGTCGATGCCGAGCCCCGCCAGCGCCTGCGACAGCTCTTCGCGTGCCTGGGCGAGGCGTTCGGCGGGGCTGTAGAACCCGGCGTAATAGCTGCTGACGGCCTCGGACATGGCCTCAAGGCCGCCGAAGGCCCCGGCCCATTTTGAGGCCGCATCGGCGCCCGCCAGCGAGGTGTCATAGGCGGTCTTGCCGAGCCGGTCGAGCCAGGCATTGGCCGTGGCCAGCGCCGAGGAAAGCCGGGTCAGGGTCTCGCTTGCGCTCTCGCCCCGGCGCGCGAAGGCCGAGGTGAAGGCCGAAAGATTGCCGCTGACGCCTTCGCCCGCGGCCAGGATTATCCGCGCCAGTTCGTCGGACAGCTGCGTGAATCCCGCCCGGATCGCCTCTTGCGCGTCGCTGTCGGAGAGCCCGTGGGTGGAGATCTTGATCTGCGTCGCAAAGCCCTTGAGCGCGTCGCGCCCGGCGATGCCGAGCGTGTCGGCCATGTCCGCGACACCGCCCACGATCCCGGCCACCGCGGCCTCGATCGGGTCGGCAATCGCCGCACCGGCTTCGGTGAAGGTCTCGCGGGTCTTCTTCGACAGCCCCCAGAACCGCGAGGTCTTCGTCTTGCTGAAGGTCTCGACCAGCGTGTCCATGTCGGTGACGGTCAGCCGCAGCCCGGCGTCAAGCTGGGTGACCTTCTTCTTGAAGAACGAGAAGACCACGCCCACCCCGGCAAGGATCGGCAGCGCCGCGCCGATGGCGGCGCCGAAGGCCCCGAGGCTGCTCGTCGCGCTGCCGACGACCGAGGAGAGATAGGTGCCCGCGGCGCCAAGGCCGCCGCCCGCCCCGAAAAGCGCGGTGCCCAGCCCCGCCGCGCCCGAGCCGATCGCGCCGAGAAAGCTGCCCGCGGTGCCAAGGAGGCCGAGCGGTCCCGCAAAGCCGCCCGCCGCCGCCCCGGAGACGGCCGCGCCCGCCGCCCCCGCCGCTGCCCCCGTGGCGGCGCCGCCGCTGACGCCAAGGCCGAGCGAGAGCGTGATCCGGTTTTTGAGAAAGAGCGCCACGACCTGCTTGAGCGCGTCCCGGGCGAGGCTGACCAGCCCCTTGAAGCCGCCCTGAAACCCGTCAAGCATCCAGTCCACCGCGCCTTCGACCGAGGACCGAACCCCGTCCCGCAGCGCATCGGCAAACTCCTGCGCGGCCTTTTGCGCCTCGGTCAGGCCCTTCTTGACCTTCTTTCCGGCGCCGGAGCCCGCGCCCCCGAGACCTGTCAGCGTGCCCTCGGCTTCGGTGGCGGCCGCGCTCACCTCCTGCGCGGCCGCGGCGGCGTCTTCCGCCCCGATCTGCAGGTCGCGCAGGGTTTGCGTGATCCCCGCATCTGCGCCCATCAGCCGGGTGCCGAACAGATCATTCATGCCGTCGGCAAGTGCCCAGGTGAACTCCACCCATCCCCCGGCCATGTCGCGCAGAACCTCGAAGAACTTCGCCTTGAGCTTGTACCAGGCGGCGGCAAAGCCCCCGGCCTTGCGCACGGCATCGAGGATGGCAAGGCCGAGCTCGCCCATGGCGACGACGAGCACGCCGACGCCGGTGGCGGCGATCGCGGCGCGCAGCCCGGCCATGGAGACCGAGAGCGCCATCGTCGCCAGACGCGCGGCGAGCGCGGCCGCCTGCCAGGCGATCAGCCCGGCGGTGAAGGCGGCGGCATAGGCGGTCAGATGCGGCAGCGCCGCCATCAGCCCGTCGATCACCCCGCGCAGGAACCCGCCCTCGCGCATGGCATTGACGAAGGCGCGCGCCATCGCCTCGACCGCCGGGGCGAGATCGGCGGCAATGCGGTTGCGCGTGGCCTCGATGACGACCGAGATATCGTCGAGCGCCCGCTCGGCCGCGCGCAGCGCGGTGATCGCATCGGTCCCGAGGACGGCGCCAAAGCTCGACGCGGTCTCGCCCAGGCGGGCCATTTCTGCGCCATTGGCGCGCAAAAGCGGCAGCAGCAGCGTGGAATCGCTGGCGATGGCCTCCATGTAGAAGGTCATCTCCGCCTGCGAGAGGCCCGCTTTCTCCAGGCTCGACACATAAAGCTGCAAGGCCTGCGGCCCCGAAAGATCGCGAAACGCCTGCGCGGTCACGCCGACGCGCGGCGCGATCTTTTCGAAGAAATCCGCCATCGCGCCGCCGCCGGTGGAGAGATAGTCGCCCACCTTGTCGTTCACGTCCTTGAGGATATCGGCGAGCTTCTCCTGTTCGATGCCGACCGTCCGCGCCCCGAAGGACCAGTGCTGCAGCTCCTGCGCCGAGGCGCCCGCGACCTGCGACAGGCGGGTGATCTCGCGGGCGGAACGCGCGGCCGCGGTGACGATCGCGGCCAGGGCCGGGCCGCCGATCGCCGCGCCGATGGCGGAGACCGCGGCCGAGGCGGCCATGGCCGCGCCCTTGAGCGTGCCGAGCGAGGCCGTCGATCTGGCGACGCCCTTTTGGAAACTGGCGCTGTCGAGACCGAGATTGACGCGCAGCGCGCCGATCACCGCGGATGCAGACATGGGCATTCCCCGAAAAGACAGGGCCGCCCGAAGGCGGCCGGTTGAGCGGATCAAGGCCGGGGGCGCAGCGCCATGGCGATCAGCGCGCCCCGGACCCGTTCATGGTCCACCTCGCGCGCGCCCTGCGCGGGGGCGGCGGTGGCGGCGGTGTCGTCCGGCCGGAACTCCGGCAGGTGTTGCGGATCGTGGAAGGCAAAGGCCACGAGCCCGGCGAGCTGGTGATTGAGGGCGCGGGCGGTCTCGACCTCGGCGCGGCGCTGCGCGGCGGCACCGCGCAGGATCATCACCGCCTCGCGCGGGGTCAGATCCCAGAAGCCCGGATAGTCCTGCCCGGCCTCAAGCCAGGCGCGCAGCAGCGCGTTCAGGGGGTCCGTTTCTTCCGGCTCGCCCCGTTTCCCCCGGTCTCTCCGGCGTCCCCGGTCTGGGCGCCCGCCTGCGGAAAGGCGGCGCGGATCGCCTCGCCCAGAAGCCTTGCCGCTTCGGTCTGGCCGATCTCGTCCATCAGATCGCCCGCCGCTTCCTCGGTGAGGCCCTCATGCGAGAGCGCCGCCCAGACCATGCGGCGGATGCGCCGCGTGTCGCCGGGGCTTTGTTCGAGCGCGGCCATCGCCTCGAGCAGGGTCTCGCCCGCGGCGTCCTGGTAGCGGACGAGGGCATTGGTGGAGAGCCGGAAATACCGCTCTCCGGCGAAGGGCACCGCGCCGCGCAAGCTGGTCATGCCGGTCATGCCTTCGTCCCCTTGGTCCAGGTCACGTTGCCGGTGGCGCGGATGCTGATCGTCATGGCGATCAGGCCGGTGACGTCGTTGCCCTCGACCTGCGGGGTCGGGAAGCCGCGGAACTGGAAGACATCGCCGGTCTTCTGGCCGGGGGCGGGTTTGAGGGTGGTGCGGTAGTAAACCGGCTCGTCGCGGAGGGAATCGGCGATCTGCTGTTCGTAGCCCGCGGCGGTATAGCCGCAGGGCACCGAGATCTCGCCCGCGTCGCGCATGCCGCGGATGTATTCCTTGAAGCCGTTCGGGCTGTCGAGCGAGGTGGCATCGATGTAATCGGTGCTCGGCGCGGGGATGGCGATGCCCTTGCATCCGGGGATTGCCGTCCAGGCGACGCCATCGGTGGAGCGCTCGACGGTGGCGCCGTAAGCGATGATTTGACTGTTGGCCATGCGGCCCTCCTCAGCTGGTGAAAACCGTGATGAAATCGAGCGAGACCCGGAACGGGGCCTCGCTGTCGTGTGAATCGCGCGTGCCCGCGTGAAAGACCCCCTGAAACCCGCCGCCGCTGTAGCCATCCAGGACGGCGCGCACGGCGCGGGAGAGGCGCTTGGCCGCGCCGTAGCTTTCGGCGTAGCAATCGACCTGGACGCGGCCGCGGGAAATGCCATCGGGGCCGGAGAGCAGCAGCCCGCCGGTCTCGGCGATCGTCCAGAGCACGAGGCGCGGGCAGGCGGTGTCCTGCGGGTTGGCGCCGAAATCGATCCGGTCGCCCGCCAGCGCCGTGACCGCGCCCGAGGCCAGCAGCGCGGCGCGAAAGCTCTCTTCCATCAGCCCTTCTCCTTTGCGGCCGCGCGTCGCGCCGCCTTCTCGATCTCGACCCAGAGCGTCTTGCCCAGCCGATCGAGGGTGGGTCTGCCCTCGGCCTCCCAGGCGGGGCGCAGGAAGGGGCGGGGCGCGGTGCCGGGGTGCTGGGTTCCGGCGAATTGACCGCGGTTGCGGTGCGGCTTGGTGCCGAATTCCACCAGATGGGCGTGATTGCCCGCCTGTTTGTAATCGGGGCCGAGGAACATCTCGACCGCGGCCTTGCCCTCGGCCTGCAGCTTGCGGTTTGCCTGCTGCTGGCGCTTGCTGAGCTTCGTGCTGATGCTGATCGAGCGCTTCAGATTGCCGGTCGGCCCCTCGGGGGCGAGCGCCGCGGCCAGATCCACCACCGGCCGGGCGGCGGTCTTCAGCGCGCGCCGCATCACCGCTTTCGCCGTGGCGGTCCTTTCGATCTGCGCCAGCGCCTGTTCGAGGTCGCGCAGCCCTTCCAGCTTCACCGTGCCGGTCATCCGGCCGCCTTTCCGATCATGATCGCCGCAAGGGAGAGCTCGATCAGCCCGGCGCCCGGGGCGCAAATCCCGCGGATCTCCCACAGCTGGCCGCGCGCCCGCACCCGGTCCGCGGCGGTGATCTGGCGGGCGAGGCGAGAGGCGCGCAGGCGCAGCCTTGCATCGCGGCGCGTCCCGATCTGCCCGGCGGCGGCGGCTTCCTCGCCCGCGGTCTCGCGCAGGCTGGCCCAGAGGGTCGCATGTTCGTCCCAGCCGGTGAGGCTGCGGCTCAGCCCGTCATCGCCGAGCCGCGGGCGCAGGATCGTCGCCCTTGTGTCAAGGCATTCGCCCATTCTCAGCCCCCCGAAAGCCCGCCCGCCATCACGCGCGGGCGCAGATAGCGGGCTTGCCGGAGCATCGCGCGCGCCCCGAAGGAGAGCGCACCGGGGCTTGCCGCCTCGCCTGCGATGGTGATCCCGGCCGCGTGCCAGTCCCGCGCGATCAGCACGATCGCCTGGCGCAGCGGCAGGAGCGCCGGGCTTTCGGGATCGGCGCCGACCGTGGCGGTGATCGTGACGGGGCAGGGGGCTGCGCCGGAGGGCAGCGCGCCCGCGGCAAAGTCGAGCCGCGGTTCGTCATGGGCGAGGCGCAGCCGCCAGCGCGCCGGGTCAAGCGCCTGCGCGCCCGTTTCGGTCTCGACCACCACCTGCGCCACCGCCACCACCGGCGCGCAGGGAAACCACCAGCGCCGCAGGCCGGGCACGGCCTCCAGCGTGATCTCCACCTCGCGCGGGCCGAGCGGGCGGTTCGTCGCCTGTTCGACCAGGCTTTGCGCCGCCGCAAGACAGGCCGCGAGGGTCGCGTCGTCTTCTGTCCCCTCGTCCATGTGGGTGGCGCGCTTGAACTCGGCGACGCTGACCACGCCCGGGACCGGTCCCAGAACGCGCATCAGCCCGCGCGCCCCTGCACCGGCGGGGCGCCGTCTTCGCCGTCGTCGTCAAGGTCTTCGCCTGCGCCGTCGTCGTCAGGGTCGACGAGCACGAACTCCGGCTCGGGCGCGTCGTCGTCGGTCTCGTCATCGGGGCCTTCCGCGGCGGGGTCGGCGGCGTGATCGGCGGCGGGCTCTTCCTCTTCGGCCGGATCTTCCCCGGCCGCCGTCCTGGTGGTCAGCGGCACCGCCTTGCCCCGGGCCACCAGCGCCGCGGCCTCAAGCGGATCGAAGCCCGCCACATCGCCCGCATGATAGGGCGGCGCGGCGGCGAGGAAGGTCAGCACCACGCGCTTGCAGGCTTCCGGCCCGGCCGCCGTGGCGGGCAAGGACGGCGCGGCCTTCACCGCCTCGGCCGCGCCGCTGGCGATCAGCGCGCGCGCGACGGGGGCCTCGAACCCGGCAATCTCGCCGGTGTTGTAGGGCGCGGAGCCCCGCAGAAATCTTACCGTGACCAGCCTGGCCATGTGTCATTCCTTTCCGATCAGGGACCGGGCCGCGACCGGGCGCGGCCCGGGGGATCACAGCGCCCAGCCGATGCCCTGCAGCCCGGCGATCGCCACCTCATGTTCGGGGGCAAAGTCATGCTCGGCGATGGCGCGCATCAGCGTCTGGTCATTGGCAAAGGCCGATTGCATCTCGCCATTGGCGTCGAGATAGGCGGCCTCGGTCGATTGCGCGATCCGCAAGAGGCCGCTTTCGCCGATCACCAGATAGGAGAAATCGGCAAACATCACCTCGGTCTCGTTCGCCCCGGCGCCAAGGTTGTTGGGCAGCTGGGTGGTGGTGTGGATCGGAAATCCCATCAGCTCGCCGCGCGCGTCGATCGAGGGATAAAGCGCATTGCCATGCAGATCCTTCAGCGCGGCCAGGAAGTTCTTCGCCCCCGGGCGCATGATCCAGCCCGGCGTGACCATCAGGATATTGGCATCCTCGACCAGCGAGACGAGCTTGCGCAGCGCCTTGTCGATCGCCAGCGCGTCGGTGCCCGCCACCGCGCCCAGCCAATGCCCCGCCGGGATCCAGTTGCGCGCGCCCTTGGGCGCCTCGTTCGTGCCGTCGCCGCGCAGGAAGGCCAGATCCTCGCGCGCGCCCATCACCTTGAGCAGATCATCGCGCACCAGCGCGCCCATCTGCAGCGAGGAATAGGAGAGCAGCGAGTTCGAGATCGGCACCAGCGCGCGCAGCTTCTTGAAGCTCTGGTCGACGGCCTCGAAGCCCGGGGCGCTGGCGCGCGGCGCCACGGTCTCGCCGCCATAGCCTGCGCTTGCGCTGCCCGCCTGACGCGCCTTGCGCAGCTGCCCCGCGGGCATCGGCACCACCCGCGCCCCGGCGCGGCGCATCACCACCCGCGGGCGCAGCATCTCGATCAGATCCGCGGCCAGCGGGCGCGGCACCGTCACGCCGCCCGCGGTCGCATCGGTGGCGTTGAGCGCGGCCGCGACCTGGCCGAAGCCCGCCCGCTCCAGCTGGGCGACGGCGCGGCCCAGATCGCCCTTTTGCGCCGCGAGCGCGCCGACGATCAGCCCGACCTCGATGCCCTTGTGGGCGGGGTCTTTCGGCACCGCCGCCACCCCCGGAGCCGGAGCCGCGCCCGGGGTCGCGCCCGGATCGGTGTCGCCCGGCCCCGCGGCGGCGGCCTTTGCGGCTTCCACCGCCTCGGCGCGCTTCACCTGCTTGTCGGCGGCCTCGAAGGCGCCCTGCGCCGCCGCAAAGGCGGTTTCCGCCGCGCTGATCGCCGCCGCATCGGGCGTCTCGGCCGCTTCCAGCGCGGCCAGCGCCTCGGCCCTTTCGGACATGCCGTCCGCCGCCGCCTTTCGCGCGCGGCGCAGATCATCGATCGTCATCGTTCTTCCTTTCCGAGAGTCCGGGATCCAAGGCCGCGGCGCCGGGCGCGCGGCCACATTCCCCGCCGCCACCGCGCGCGGGGTCACACCGGCCGGGGCCGGGATGTCTTAGAGACGGGCCTTCGCCGGGATATCTTAAAGACGGGCCTTCGCCCGGGCCGCGGCGGCCAGCGCCCGCGCCCCCCGCGCCAGACCCTTGCGGGGGGCGCGGGCATGGGCGGCCCGCAGCCGGGCATAAAAGGCGGCGCGGGTCTCGATCCGGTCGGCGAGCCCGCGGGCCAGCGCCTCGGCGGGATCAAAGACCGCGCCGCCATCTTCGGGATCGTCGCTGACCGACAGCCGCGCGGCGAGATCTTCGGGCGCGATGCCGCGCCCTTCCGCCACCGCCGCGTGAAACCGCGCCTCGGTGCGGTCAAGGCCGCGGCGGATCTCGGCCTTGCCGTCCTCGGTCGCCGGATCGGGCCATTTTGCCCGGGCATGGCGCGAGGTGAAATCGAAGAGCTGCACCCCCGAGGCGGCGCCCGGCGCGACATTGGCCGCCGCCGTCACCGCCACCCCGATCGAGCCCACCGCCGCGCCGGGCGTCATCACCAGCTCGCGCGCCTGGCTGGCCAGCCAATAGCCCGCCGAGGCGGCAAGCGGCGCGGCCAGCGCATGGACGGGCTTGACCGCCGCCAGATCGCGCAGCGCCGTCACCGCATCCTCGATGCCAAGCGTGTAGCCGCCCGGCGTGTCGAACTCGACCACCACCGCCGACACCGCAGCATCGGCGGCGAGCTCGGCGCAGGCCTCCGCGATGCCGCGATAGGTCGCCCAGCCCAGATAGCGTTCCAGAAGCGCCGAATTCGGCGTCAGCAGGCCGCGCACCGGCATCACCGCAAGGCCGCGCTCGCGCGTGTAGCGCGCCGGATCGCCCGCCAGGGCCTGCGGCTCTGCCGCCGCCGCTGCGGGCCAGGCCGTCGCCAGAAGATCGGCGGCCCGCGCCGTGTCCAGCGCCATCAGCCCGCCGCCCGCGGCCAGCACCTCCCGCACCGTTCTGCCCATCGCTCAGTCTTCCTTCCCGGTTGCGGCCTCGTCCTTGCGCGTCATGTTCGGCGGCGGATAAAGCGCATCGCCGCCCGCGATCGGGTCCTTGCCCTCGATCGCGCGCCCCTCGTTCGGCGTCAGGATCGGCCCGCCCACCGCCTTGGTGATCGCCTCGTAGCGTTCCTTCGTCGTCGCCATCAGCAGCGCGTCATACTGGTGGCGCAGGAACAGCCCGGCGCGGCGCTCGGCCGCGCTGAGCAGCCCCTGGCCCAGACCCGATTCAAGGAACCGGCCCCAATGCGTCAGGCATTCGGCCTTGTAATCCAGCGCCTGCTGCTCGCCGTTCGCCTTCACCCCGTATTCGAGCATCTGCAGCTTGGCGGGCGGCACCCGGTAAAGCGCCGCGATCTGTTCGCGGTCGAACTTCTGCGAGGCCAGCAGCTCCAGATCCGCCGCCGAAAGGCCAAGCGACTTGATGTCGTCGCTCTGTCCGATGATCAGCACGCCCTCGTCGGCATCCTCGGCCATCGCCGCCTTGAGCCGCGCCCGCGCGCGCTGCCAGGTCTCGTCATCGGCGCCGAAATCCTCGAGCTTCGCCACCGCCTTGAAGCCCTTGCCGCCCGCCAGCCGCGCCGCCGCCTCCTGACGCGCCAGCGCAATGCCCAGCGTCTCGGCCGCCACCTCGATCGGGCTGCGCCCGGTCCAGCCGTCCTCGGCCATGTAGCGCAGATGCGCCATCACCCGCCCCGAAACGCGGCGGTGTACCTGCGCGCCGTCCTCAAACTCGTAATACCGTTCGCGCCCGGCGCGCAGCACGGTGCAGTGATCGGGCCGGATCGCCTCGATCAGCGTGACCTCGCCCGCGCCGTCGCGCGGCGCAAAGGCAAAGCCGCGGCCGCGCAGGGTGAAGGCATAGCCGATGGCGAAGCGCATCACATGGGCGGGCACGCCGGGCGCGGCTTCGGCATTGAGCAGGTGATCAAGCGGATGGTCGCGCAGCCGGATCTCGCGCCCGCTGCCCGCGCGCTGAAACACGCCGAGCGGCAGCTTTGCCAGATCGCCCGCGATCACCGTGCAGGCGGCCACCACGGTCGCATGCTTTTGCGCCAGATCGGGCGTCACCCGCGGCAGGCTGCGCACCCGGCTTGCGCCCGCGATCCCGAACTCCCGCCAGCCCGCGTCGTGCGAGACGGGCAGGGCGGCCGCGCCCGCCGTCGCCCGCCCCAGGGCCGGTCCGGTCAGGGCCGGTTCGATCCGCGCCGCGGCAGGCGGCATGGCAGGCGGCATGGCACGGGCGCCCAGGCCCAGAAGACCGCGCAGGTTCATAATGTCTCCACCCCTCTTGCTTGTTTGCGCCTTCGCTCGCCCGCGGCGGCGCGTCCCACCGCCATGATCATCGCCACCGCGGCATCGATCCGCCCGGTCGAGCGTTTCTTGTTCGGCTTGATGTTCTCGGCCGCGTCCTCGTCGCGGTGCACGTTGCCCACCTGCCAGGCGAGCACCGGATTGCCGCCGTGGCGGAGGCGGTTTTGCGCCACCAGTTCCTCGACCCGCTTCATCGGGTTCGACATGCTGGCAAAGCCCTGGCGGTGCTCGACCATCGGCAGGCGCCGCTTTGCCAGCCGGTCGGCCATGTACTTCATCCCCCAGGGATCATAGGCGATCTCCTGCACCGCGAAGGTCTTCGCGATCCAGCCGATCCGCGCCTCGATCTGCGCCTCGTCGATCGCGCCGCCGGTATGCACCTCCAGCCAGCCCTGGTCGCGCCAGGCGACATATTCCCGTTTCTCCTTTTGCGCCCGCACGATGAAGCCCTTCGGCCCGGCGGGCAGGAAGGTATAGGCGATCAGGTAGATCAGCCCGTCGAGCGGCACCGCGACGACAATCGCCGTGGTGTCGATCTTGTTCGACAGATCCACCCCCACCCAGGCATCGCGGCCGTAAAGCCTGCGCGGATCGAAGGGCGCATCGGCCGCGCCCTGGTCCCAGCTCTCGCGCGCGATCCACATCTGCTCGCCCTCGGTCCAGAGGTTGCAGTGGAAGCGCTTGAAGTTCGGCATCGAGGCGGCGATCGCCGCCGCTTTCGAGGCCGCCTCGTGCATCTTCCCGATCGGCTTCGACACGCCGAGGTTCGGATTGCCCATCGGCCAGAAGGCCGGATCGAGCGGGTCGCAATCGGCGGGCGGCTCGGCGACGAAGCCGAAAAAGGCGTCATCGGTGATCGCGCCGCGCAGCACGCCCTCGGCATAGCCGCGCAGCTCGCCGCAGAGCGACTGGCGGTCATGGCCCGCGGTGGTGATCACCCAGTCGATCGGCTGCGCCCGCGCGATCATCGATTCGACGATCGTTTCGGCCAGTTCGCGGTCGGTCCAGCGGTGCATCTCGTCGCGCGCCAGAAAGCTCGGGTTGATCCCGTCGCTGGAATCGCCATCGCGCGACAGGCACTTGATCACCCCGTCCACCCGCGGCGTGACGATCTCGTGGCGCATCGTCTGCATCATCCTGCAAAGGACCGGCGAGCGCTTGACGATCCGCCCCACCTCCTTGAACAAAAGCCCCGCCTGATCGCGCGTCGTCGCCGCGCAAAAGCCCTGCGGCGCCGCCTCGCCGTCCAGAAGCTGGGTGAACAGCATCGGCACCGCGGTATCGGTGGTCTTGCCGTTCTTCTTGCCGACCTGATGATAGGTCGAGCGGAACCGGCGCAGCCCCGAGCCTTCGCGCTTCCAGCCAAAGACCGAGCCGTGCCGGAACACCTGCCAGGGCTGCAGCTCCAGCGGCCTGCCCGCCATCGGGCCGACCGTATGTTGCAGCATCCGCGCGAAATTGATGATCCGGTCGGCGGCGGCGCAGTCGAAGTAAAGCCCGCGTTCGGCGCCGGTGTCGAGATCGCGCAGATGGCGCGCGCAGGCCAGCCGCACCAGCTCGCCCGCCACGATCCGCCCCTCCATCACATCGGTCGCATAGCGCGAGACCGGGTGATCAAGCGCAGGGCGCATTCACCGCCCGCATCAGATCCTCAAAAAGATCGCCCTGGCTCGCCGCGCCGAGCCGCTTCTCGTCGATCGGCGAGAGCCCGAAAAGCGCGCCGAGCCGGATCATTCCCTCCAGCGCGGATTTGCGCAGATGCACCTCGGGGCGGGTGCGCTTCTGGTTGCCGTTGCGCCCCGCGCCGGTCTCGTAGGTCACGCCGTTCGCGCCGATATCGCGCGTCATCGCGATATAGACCGCGACCTCCTCGCAATAGCCCGCGAAGAGCTCGTGATAATGCGGCTCCAGCCGCTTGAGCCGGACCAGCTGCGGGGCCAGCCGCAGCCAGACCGCGCGCGCATCCGCGCTCATGAACTCGGGCGGCGCCGGAATGGTCTCGTCTTCGCCCTTCATCGGGGTGACGATCCTCAGAGTGCCTTTCGCGCCGCGCATGCCGCCCCCCGTGTTCCTTCCTTCCAAGTGGGTTTTTGATCCCAATTTCCCGCCCGCGAAAACGGAGCTCCTCCCGCCGGTGCGGGGGGGAGGGGGCCAGTTTCCGGATACCCCCCGGGGGGGCTCAGTCCGCGCCGTGCCAGATCTCGCGCGCGGTCTTGCGCGAATGGCAGCGCTTGCACAGCGGCTGCCAGTTCGTCCGGTCCCAGAACGCCCGCGCATCGCCCCTGTGGCGGGTGATGTGATCGACCTCGCGCGCGGCTTCGATCACGCCCAGTTCGGCGCAATCGGCACAAAGCGGATGCGCCGCCAGAAAGGCCGCCGCCGCCCGCCGCCAGCGCGGATCGTGATAAAGCGCGTGCCAGCGCGTGGCCTCGGCCGAGCGTGCGGCTTTGGCCTTGCGCTCCCGGTCACGGGCCAGATGTTCGGGGCAACGCGAGCCGCCGGGCAGGGCCAGCGCCTCGCAGCCCGGCGCCGAACACAGCTTCCTGATCGCCATGTCGTCCCCGGAAAATAAAAACGCCCGCAAGGCCGGTCAGCCTTCGGGCGCAATTCGAGATCATGCAAAATCCATACGCAGTCGCGATTTAACGGTCAAGCGCAAAGTCGCATTCGTTTTGGTCAAGCGCAAAGTCGCATCCGCTCCAGGGCCGCCGCCAGCGCCTTGCGCAGGGCTTCGATGTTCTGCCCGCTCTTCGCCCAGCCATGCGCCAGCAGCACATCGCCAAGGCTCTGGCCCTGCAGGCAGAAACCGTCGACCAGCGCCCGGTCCGCGATCAGGCGCGCGCCGCCCTCTTCGGCGCGTTTCGAGGGCCGCACCCGGCGCACCGAGAGCGCCGCGCCGGGGCCGATCCGCGCCTGCATCCGCGCCAGCCGCGCCGCCGCCTGGGCGTGCCGTTCGATCCAGTCGAGCCCGCCCGCGCCGCCGCCGCCGAGCCGCCCTTCGAGGCTGGAGCATCTGACCCCGCCCGCCGAGACGAATTCGGCCAGCGCCGCATAGCTGCGCCCCGCCAGAACCTGCCCGGGCGAGAACGGCGCCGCCTGACCGCGCCGCTGCGCCGCCCGGTCCATCTTGTCGAAGAGATCGGCGCGGCGCACCGCATCGCGGCCGCGATAGCCCGCCGGTTCCGCGGCAAAGCCCGCGGCGCCCTTCGGCACCATCGCGACCGGCTGAAACCGCAGCGCGGCGCCCCGCGCGGGCGCGGCCGCGATCTCCGGCCCGCAGCTTTGCGGCGCCGCCGCCCGCGCCATCACGCAGGCCTGCGCCAGCGCCTGCATCCGCGTGACTGAGAGCACCACCTCAAGCGGGCCACCCGCGCCGCCCCGTCGCGCCCAAAGCTCGCTCCGCGCCACCGCTTTCGTCGTCAGCGCCCAGTCAAGCACCTCGACCCAGAAGCGGAACTGTGCCCGATCGCGCGCGGCCAGCGCCCGGATCGCCGCGGGATCGGCCGTGCCCGTCAGATGGCGCACCGCCAGATCCGCCAGAACCGTCGCGGGAACGACCCGCCCCCCGGGAAATGTCATCAGGCTCATGCTGCGCGATCCTCTGCATCCGAACTCTTCATCATCGCCTCCGCCAGCGCCAGATCGGCGTGATAGGCCTCCAGCCAGGCGTGATCCTCGCGGCGCAGGCTGCTGCCGCGCTCCAGCATCTGGCGCAGCCCGGCGCGGCGGCGGGCATTGTCGGCGGCCTCTTCGCGCAGCTTCGAGATCATGTAACGCCCGGGCGGCGGGCCCAGCCGCCGGGCCATCCGCATCAGCTCGACCAGATAGCCGCCGTCGCGCGCCTCGCGCCCCGCCGCCGAACGCAGCAACGAGGCGACGTAATCGCTTCTTTGCGGCGGCGGCTGTTCCAGCCCATAGGCCCAGCTCAGCAAGAGCGCCGGTTCCGGCCAGACCCCGCGCGCCTGTTTGAGCGCCATCTCGCACAGGCCCCGCAGGTTCTGTCGGCTCATGTAAGACAGCCTGCGCGCGATCATCGCCTGATCGCGGGCATGGTCCCCGGCCGTCACCTTGCGGCTGCGCCGCAGCCCGGCCATCGGCCCGAGCAACTCGGCGCGCACCCGCGCCTCGCTCCGGCCCCCGTCCGGACGTTCACCGTCCGGCCGCTCCACGTCCTGTTCCTGATCCTGCCCTGTCATCTTCCCTGCTCCTTTCTCAGCACTTATCCACATATCCACAGGTTCGCCCGCCCGGGCCTGCCTGAGGATCGGCCTCTATCCCTTTCAATGTCTTGTCCTTTTCCCTGTCGTGCAGGACAGTCCGAGAGTGTCCGGGACTGTCTTGACACTGTCTTTCGGACAATCTTGGACAGTTATGGCCGGTCCGATCTGGCCCGCATGGTCAGCGCCAGCATGTGATCCGACCAGGCCGCCAGCGCCCGCTCGACCCATACCGAGGACCGGTACTCGCAGCCCTGGCTCACCAGCCATTCATCCATGAACAGCAGCGCCGCATCGTTCTTGGCCAGATCCGCCGCATAGCCGGAGATCGTGATCCGCAGCCGCTGGCGGCGCTTGGCGGCATTGGCCGCCTCGTTCTTCGCGCGGTTGTCTTCCTTGCGCGCGATCGCTTCGGTCAGGGTGCGCAGCACCATCGGATGCATCAACCGGATCTCGCCGCCATCGCAGCGGCAGCGCTCCCAGCGGTGCAGGGGGCCGTAGGGCAGGCTGCACAGCGCCCGCATATGCACCGGATCGACCATCACCAGCCGCGCCAGAATGTCGGTGTCGATCGGCAGCGTGCCGACCGGCGACTGGTCATAGGAGATGAAGATCAGATCCAGATAGAGCGCCCGGCATTCGGCCGTGCCGCGCAAGCGCATGTCGGAGTTCAGCCAGCGCCGCCGTTCCCAGGGCACGAAGTAATGGCTGTCGAGCCGGTCTTCGTTCGACAGCGGATAGTCGCGGATCTCCTCGGCGCCCACCGGCTTGAAGAGCGCGGCGCGCTGTATCCCGGCCCCATGGAATGCCTCAACCATCGCAGATCCTCCCCGCGTTGAGAACTGCCCCGCCGACAGGCGGCAGCATCACCTTGCCCTGTGCCCGCGGCCCGCTGATCAGCTTCATGCCCATCGTGCCGCCCCGTCCTCAGAACGCCCGCGCCAGCAGGTCATCGACCTCGCCCAGCTCGGGCGGCACCTCGACCCCGGCAAAGGCCACCGCCATCGCCGCCCAGGGCGCGCAGCCGATCCGGTCCAGAAAATGCAGCATGCGCAGGCTCGGCACCGCCAGCAGCACCAGCGCGCCGCCCTCGGGCGGTCCCTGCACCAGCCGCACCAGCCCCGCGGCGTCGCAAAACCGCTCGACCGCGTCGATCTCGCCATCGCCCAGAAGCGCCAGCCGGTCGCGCATCAGCCCCAGAAACCGCGCCATCCGCCCGGTCTCGATCCGCAGCGCCGCGCCGCTCATGGCCGCCCCCGCGCCGCCGGGTCATAGGCCAGCGGCTCCAAGAGCTCGATCAGCCGCGCCGCCAGCGGGCGCATCTGCGCCGCCTCGCGGTGATCGACGTAACCATCTGCCACCGCTTCGGAAATCTGCATCACCAGCTCGCCCAGCGAGGCCGCCACCCGCAGATGCTCGGGCTCGCCCGGGCTTGCCTCATGCGCCATCTGCCCGCAGGCCGCCAGAATGTCGCTGGTAAAGCTCGGCCCCAGCACCGAGCAGATCGACAACAGCGCGTTCAGCTGCGGCGTCGCCCCCTGCACATAGCTCTCCAGCGTCCGCGTCGGGATGCCCGTCGCATCCGACAGCGCCGGAAACGAAAACCGCCGCCCCCGCCCGACCCGAAGCCGCAGCGCATCCTCGATCCGCCGCGCCGCATCTTCTTGCGAAATCAAAGTGCCGTTTCTCATGGGAGACGTCCCTCCGCACCGTCAGGATGACGCGTATCGGTCAAGGAATTTTGGGAAAGGTCAGGTGCCATTTGAACGGCAGGCAAGGTGCGAAGACCCGGCGCAAGGCTCGCGCCCTCGGCAACGGCTGGGGGATCAGGCCAGTCGAAGAAATGCTCCGGCCGCAGATCGATTCCGCGCGCCCGCGCCGCGGCGAGGAGCGCCTTCTGGCAGTCCGCAGGGATCAGCCCATCGGTGCCGCCGCGCGCGCGGGGATACTCCCAACGCCGCACCCTCGCGGCGCTGCGGCAGGTCATCTCGGCAACGGCATCGTATCCGCCGCAAATCTGGATCACTCGTTTGGCAGGGTTCAACATGCCGAGACATTGCGATAATCGCAATGTTCGGTCAAGTGACGACTTGCGATTTTCGGCAGTTTTCGATTTTCGCAGCTTTTGCGATGCTGCGGCCATGGAAGTGATTGACGGAAACTGGATCAAGCAACGCCTGACAGGCCGGAGGGGCGAGAAAACCGAACTCGCTCAAGCTCTCGGCATTTCTCTGGAGAAGGTCACCAAGACACTCTCGGGCAGTCGTCGGGTGCAACCCGAGGAGATCCCGAAGGTTCTGGAGTTCTTCAGGGCGCAAGGGGGGCGGACTAGGACGGACACCTTTGCAGCGATCTTCGAGCATCTTCCACCAAAGCTGCAAGAGCAGGCGGAAGAGTTTCTTCTCTACCTAAAAGCGAAAGCAGAAAGTCCAGAAGAAGGTCCTGTTGATCCGCAGAAAGCGCCTCGGCATGCTTCTGAAAAGTGACTGCGTCCACCCTGACCCCCTATCTCCAAGGGCCGGAACCTTACGGGAACATTGTCCGCGTTCAAGCCGCCAGATCTTGCGGTCAGGTACCCACCAAACCGCAAAAAGAGACATGCGGCGACATTAGTTTCAAAAGAATCAATATGTTATGAGCGCTGACGAGGGCGCTTGCCGAGAGGCCCCCGGAAAGCGGATCGCGGGCAGGCTCGGCACCGAGGCGATTGCCCTTTTCGCACTGCCACCTTGAGAGTGGCGACTATGCTTTCACGCGATGAAAATGGCCGCCCGTCGGCAGAAAGATTGCGCCTGCCGCCGAGCGACGCGCCCAGGGCACGGTCCCCCGCATCGCAGCGTCGCAACCTTGGAAGAATTGCACGCAGATCGACCGCCGCTGTGGCGCTGCCTTCACCGTCGCTCGGCCTTGGCCTCGCCGGAAAGCGGGGCTTTTGAGCTTCGGTCCCCCAGGGCCCGCCCGTCGAAGTCCCCACGAATCGAAGCAAATGAAAAGTTGCGATAAGCGCAACTTCATGGCTTGACCTGCGATTGCGATTATCGCAACAATACCGCACCAACCACCACACAGGAGGCAGTGATGCGGCGCGACGAACCCAGATTTTTGCGACTGCGCGACGGGCTTGCCGTGTCGCATCACCCCTCGCTCTCGTTTCCCGCCTATGCGGCGATCCTCGCGGCCACGCTGCTCTTCGGCCATCTGGGCCTGCGCACCGCCTTGAACCTCACCCTCGCGCTCGAACCGCACATCTGCCACCCGGCCCTTGCGGCGGCGCCTCTCTATCCCGAGTGCCGCTGACTCCCGGCCTGGCACCTGGCCCGGGCGCTCAAGCGACGCCGCGCCCGGGCCCTTTTTCCAGGACACAGGATGCTGGACCAGACCCCGATGAAAGAGACCGCCGCCGATCGCGCGGTGCGCGATCGCGCCTATGCCGTCGCCGCCGACGAGCTGCGCCAGTTTGTCGAACAATACGAGCAGCTTGACGCCGAAAAGAAGGACATCGCCGAGCAGCAGAAGGACATCATGGCCGAGGCCAGAGGGCGCGGCTATGACACCAGGGTGATCCGGAAGATCATCGCCCTGCGCAAGCGCGACAAGGCCGATGTCGCCGAGGAAGAGGCGATCCTCGATCTCTACAAATCCGCCCTCGGCATGATCTGAGATCCCGTGCGCCCACCCGCACGGGCATGGCTGCGGCGCGTCATCCCCCCTCCACGCGCCGCAGCCCCCCAACACGCGAGCCCCCCATGACCTTTCCTGTCCGCGTCGAAGTCATCGACCCAGAGCTTGACGAAGTGATCCGCGACACCGGCCGGTGCGAGATCGACTATCACACCCCCGCCGGTCGCGGCTGGCTGCAGGGGCAGATCATGTCCCGGCTGCTGAGCGGCCTTGCGCTGAAAATCACCCCGCTGGCCCGCCCGCGGCACGGCATCCCGAGAGGCAGGAGCGAAACATGACCATCATCGGCGCTATTCTTGTTTTTGTGTCCGTCTTGGTCAACCGGCAAAGCAGGCCAGTATCATTTGCTGGAACATGGAGCGTTCTCCGGCCCGGGGTCTATGAGCATGTTCCGCGTCGGAAAAGCCCGCGCTGGCCGCCTGCTCGATGGGCGCACATGGGACGAAATGCCGGGAAGCAAAGGGGGGCAAGCCAATGACCAAACATGACCAGCGGCCGTTCACCCCGGACACCCTGGCCGATCTGTGGGGCGTCTCTCCGCAGACGGTGCGCAACTTGATACACCGGCGCGAACTGCGCGCTTACAGAGTCGGCCGCCTGTTGCGCATCAAACCCGACGCCGTCGAAGAATACGAAAGGAACGCGGAGCAATGCCCGACATCAGCATCGGACGCCTGCGAGGCGGATATTGCGTCTACTGGCACGACGATACCGGACGCCGCCGCTATCAGCTTGAGGCACGCACCAGAAAGGAGGCCGAGAGCGAGGCAATAGCCGTCTATCGCCAGAAAGCCGCGGCGTCGACCAGCGTGGCGACGGTGTCCTCGATCTGGGCTGATTACGTCCGTGACCTTGGCGACAAGCCGACCGCAAAGACGATGGGCTACACCGGCAAGGCGATCCTGCCCGCCTTTGGCCACATGGCGCCAGAGCAGATAGACCGCACCGCCTGCCGCGCCTATGCCGCGGCGCGCGAGGCGGCAGGCATCTCGCAGGGCAGCATCTGGACCGAACTCGGCCACCTGCAAAGCGCGCTGAACTACGGCAAAAAAACGCGCCTTTATGCCGGGGAGGCCGTGCACCTCTGGCGCCCGCCGAAACCGGATCCTGAAAAGCGCATCCTGAATGCAGGTGAGGCGCGGCGGCTGATCGAGCACGCCAGCGCGCCGCATATCCGCCTGGCGCTGATCCTGTTGCTCGGGACCGGCGCGCGGGTCGGCGCCGTGCTGGATCTGACCTGGGACCGGGTGGATTTCGAGCGCAACTGCATCAACCTGCGGATCGCCGACAGCAAGACCCGCAAGGGCAGGGCCATCGTGCCGATGAATGCCAGCGTGCGCGCCGCACTGGCGACGGCGCGCGAGGCGGCACTGTCCGATTCGGTGATCGAATATGCGGGCGGGCCGGTGGCGTGCATCCGCAACGGCGTGAGCGCGGCGGTGCGCCGGGCCAGGCTGGGGCATGTCACCATCCACGAGCTGCGCCACACCGCGGCGGTTCACATGCTCGGGGCAGGGGTGCCGCTCGAGAAAGTCTCGCAGGTCCTCGGCCACAGCAACACCGCAGTGACGTTCCGAACCTATGCGCGCTACCTGCCGAACCAGATGGACGATGCCGTCGCGGCGCTCGATTTCATGAACCTGCGGAGGGTTCCGAAGTGA